ATCCGGACGGCACGGTGGCGGGCTTGAACAACGGCTCGGCCGTCAACGGCGTGCAGCAAGTGGGCATGGAGCCGGGCAGCCTGATCCCGCTCCCGCCCGGGGCCGACATCCAGTTCTCGGACCCGGCCGATCCCGGCGACTACGGCGCCTACACCAAGAACCACATCCGCGCCATCGCGGGCGGCCTGGGGCTTCCCTACGAGCTGGTCTCGGGCGATTTGGAGGGCGTCACCTATTCCTCGATCCGGGCCGGGCTGGTCGAGTTCCGCCGCCGCGTCGAGCAGCTCCAGCATACGGTCATCGTGTTCCAGCTCTGCCGCCCGGTGTGGGAGCGGTTCGTGCGCCTCGCGGTCCTCATGGGCCAACTTCCCGCCCGCGACTTCGACCGCGACCCGGCGCCCTATTTGGCCTGCGACTGGCTGCCGCCCCGGTTCGATTGGGTCGATCCCTTGAAGGACGCCCGGGCCGAGATCGAGCAGATCGAGGCCGGCCTCAAGAGCCGCAGCCAGAGCATCGCCGAGCGCGGTTATGACGCCGAGCAGGTGGACGCCGCCATCGCCGCCGACCGCGCGCGCGAAGCCCGGCTGGGCTTACGTTCGACAGCACCATGACGCCCGACCCCCAGGCGCGGGAGGCGGCCCATGGCTGATCTGTTCGTCCGCCGCGCCGAGCTCGCCCCCGCGACCGCCGACCGGGAAGCCCGCACCGTGGACGTGGTGTGGAGCACGGGTGCCCCGGTCCGCCGCCGCGACCTGAACGGCACCTACCTGGAGCGGCTTTCCCTCGATCCCACTGCCGTCGATCTCTCCCGTCTGATCGGCGCATCGGTGCTGGATGCCCACCGCCAGACGGCCGTGCGCGACGTGCTCGGCACGGTGCGCGATGCAAAGGTGGATGGGAAACAGGGCACGGCCAGCTTGCAGTTCTCGGCCCGGCCCGAGGTCGAGCCGGTCTGGCAGGACGTGCTCGCCGGAATCCTGCGCCATGTCTCGGTCGGCTACACGGTCGAGGAATGGCGCGAGAGCAAGGACAAGGGCGAGCGGATGCTGACCGCCGTCCGCTGGACGCCCGTGGAGATTTCCCTGGTGCCGACGCCGGCCGATCCCGGTGCCACCATTCGCAAGGAGGACCGACGCATGGACAACGCCACCGCCACCCAAGAGCCTGCCGGCAACCCGCCGCCCGCCGACGACCCCGCCGCGACGCGGGCGGCCGTCAACGCCGAGATCCGCACCGTCGCCCGCGTCGCCGGGCTCGACCAGGCGTTCGTGGATACCTTCATCGACCGCGGGGCATCCGCCGACGATGCCCGCCGCGCCGCCTTTAACGAGCTTGCCAAGCGCGGCGGCGGCGATCTGCGGACCGAGCGGACCCGCGTCGAGCTGGGCGAAAGCCACGACGATCCGGCCGCGCGCGCCGCCTGGATGGGGGAAGCCCTTTATGCCCGCATCGACCCGGCGCACCGGATCTCCGAGCCGGCACGCCGATATGCCCACGCCACCTGCGCCGAGATGGCCCGCGAGCTGCTCGTCTTGCGCGGCATCGCCGTCACCGGCCTGTCGCCCGCCGCCATCGTAACGCGGGCGCTGCACACCACCAGCGACTTCGGCCTGATCCTGGGCGACACCGTGGGCCGCACGCTCCGCGCCGCCTATCAGGCCGCGCCCTCGGGCATCCGTCGCATGGGCCGGCAGACCACGGCCAAGGACTTCCGCGCCGTCAACAAGATCATGCTGGGCGAGGCGCCGATGCTGGAGAAGCTCGACGAGCACGGCGAGATCAAGGCCGGGACCATGGCCGAGGCCCGCGAGTCCTATAAGGTCGAGACCTTCGCCCGCAAGATCGGCGTCACCCGCCAGGTGATCGTCAACGACGATCTCGGCGCCTTCGCCGACCTCGCCCGCCGGATGGGCCAGGCCGCCGCCGAGACCGAGGCCAAGGTGCTGACGGACCTCCTCGAGGCCAACGCCGGCAACGGGCCCAAGATGGAGGACGGCAAGCAGCTCTTCCACGCCGACCACGGCAATAAGGCCAATCCCGGCGCCGCGCCCTCCATCGACTCCCTCTCCGGCGCCCGGCTGGCGCTCCGGAGCCAGAAGGGCCTCTCCGGCCTGCCGATCCGGGTGACGCCCAAGTACCTGCTGGTGCCGCCGGCCCTCGAAACCCCGGCCGAGCAGTTGCTCACCGCCATCGCGGCCGCCAAGACCGCGGACGTGAACCCGTTCGCCGGATCGCTGACGCTCGTGGTGGAGCCCCGCCTCGCCAGCGCATCCCGCTGGTACGTCGCGGCCGACCCGGCCGAGATCGACGGCCTCGAGTTCGCCTACCTCGCCGGCGGCGAGGGGCCGCAGGTCGAATCCAAATCCGGCTGGGACGTGGACGGGGTCGAGATCCGGGTGATCCTGGACTACGGCGCCGGCTTCGTCGACCACCGGGGCTGGTACGCCAACCCGGGTGTGGCGTGATGGCGGACGCAACCCAACTCGAGGCGTGGCGGGACGCGCTGATGCGCGCCCGCTACCGGGGCACGCGCACGGTCGAATATGACGGCCGGCACGTTGCTTACGCGACCGACGCCGAGATGGCGACCGCCCTCGCCGATCTCGAACGGCGCATCGCGGCGGCCCGCGACGGCCGCGTGACGCAGGTCAGGATCAATTCCACGAAGGGAGTGTGAACGATGAAGAACTTCATTCAGAACGGCGACATGATCTCGGTGACGGCGCCCGCCGGCGGGATCGCGTCGGGCCAGGGCATCGTCGTCGGCAGCCTGTTCGGCGTCGCCGCCAAGGCAGCGGCCGAGGGCGAGAGCGTCGAGATCGCGACGACGGGCGTCTACGAGTTGCCCAAGGCGCCGGCCACCGTGATCGGCCAGGGCGCGCGCGTCGCCTGGGACGACACGGCCAAGCAGGTGGTGTTGCCCGGCGCGGGCCTGTACCCGATTGGCGTCGCCGTCCTGGCCGCCGGCAATGGCGCGACCATCGTGCGCGTCAGGCTCGACGGGGTGGCGACGGCGGCGGCGTAAGATGGCGAGATTTATGGCGAGCCGTGCTGGACCATGCGCTGGAAATCGGGGAAAGTCAGAGTCGCAATAAAATTCGGCGTGAATACGGGGTCGCCAACATGGGTAGGTTCTTTGCCGTAGTCGGAGGTCTAATCGCTGGGCTAATATTGGGTCTGGTCGCAATGACAACGTTGTTTATCGCCGCCAAGTGGTTCTTCAGGTGGACAGCGAGCCTGTGAACTGAGGAAAATATCTTCTCGAAATCTTGGATCATTGTTCGGGAGATAGGGCCAATCCACATTTCCAAACAAACGAAATTTTTATCTCCATGACCACAGGGCGGATACGACACTTGGAGACCTTCTATTCTATTCTCGATGGATTGGAGCGGAAACTGGGCGGTGCACGTATTCTTGCCGAGTGTACTGGCCGCAATGCTTGGCCCGAAAGGGGCGTGTATTTCTTTAGAGAGGGCGGCGAGAATCGTTTCAATACGGGCTCGGGTCCTCGGATTGTCCGTATCGGGACTCATGCGCTCACCAACGCATCTCGGACCACTCTATGGACGAGGCTATCTCAGCATCGTGGTCAGCGGATCAACGGGGGCGGCAATCACCGGGGATCAATCTTTCGGCTGCTGGTCGGAACTGCACTCATAGCGCGAGATGGGCTTGAGTCCTCGACCTGGGGAGCCGGTGCCTCCGCGACTTCGGAAATCCAGCAAGGCGAGATCGCCCTTGAGCAACAGGTCAGCGCAGTCATTTGCGCAATGCCCTTTCTTTGGCTTGCGATCGACGACGATCCAGGCCCTTCAAGCGTGCGCGGGTACATCGAACACAACGCGATTGCGCTGCTGAGCAACTACAACAAAACTCCTCTCGATCCGCCATCGAATCACTGGCTGGGTCTTCATTGCAATCGTGAGCGGGTGCGTGCGTCAGGACTATGGAACTCCAATCACGTCGAGGAGGAGTACGATCCGGCTTTCCTTGATCGGTTCGAAAGCCTAGTAGCCCAGATGAAAGTCGGCCAATGATCCTCGTAATTCAATGCGCGGCGAGCAAGAGGCCCAATGCCGGCTATTTCCGCGCGAGGGACGGCAAGAAGGTGCTGTTTGTGGCCGATCCGGCCCGCGCGCCAGCATCGGCAGACCTCATCTATGCACGCCCGGACGACCGCGCCGACGACGGCGTTTCATGGCGGGAGCACGTCGCACGCTACAATGCGACCCCCGAGGTCAATCCATTCGGACTCAGCCCGGCTTATGAGCTTTATGAGAACGAGACCTATCGCGATCTCGTGCGCAAGTTCGGCCTCGACAACGTGATGATCTTGTCGGCCGGGTGGGGACTCATCCCGGCTCGGTTTCTGACACCACGCTATGACATCACCTTCAGCGCGAGCGCGGAACCTTATGTGCGGCGGAGGAAGAACCAAGCATACGAGGACTTCTCCAAGTTGCCGGCCAGAGCGGGCGGCCCGATCGTTTTCTTTGGCGGGCGGGAGTACGTGCCGCTCTTCGCCAAACTTACCACGCCCACTGAGCGAAGAATCGTCTTCTACAACTCGGCCGTTCCGCCCGCGGCGCTCGGCTGCTTCCTGAAACGCTTCCATACTTCGACGCGAACGAACTGGCACTATGAGTGCGCTCGGGCTTTCATCGCCGGAGCAATCGAGGTCGCTTGAGCCCGCATCGTGCCCGTGCGGTGCATTGAACGGATCGCGAACCACCCTCCCTTCCCGTGTTGCATCCGTGTTGCACGGAATCGCCGGGAGCGGTTGTAAGCCTTTGGAATGGCGTGGTTTCGCGTTGCGTTCCGTTGCAACACGGGCCCGCAAAGCGAAAGCCCCGCAAGCGTTTGAACTTGAGGGGCTTTTCTGGTTGCGGGGAGAGGATTTGAACCTCTGACCTTCAGGTTATGAGCCTGACGAGCTACCGGGCTGCTCCACCCCGCGATAATTCAAGCACTGGTAAAGAATATCGGGGAATCGAAGGG